AGGGCGATACGCTGACGATATCCGTTCGAGGAAGGAAGGAGGAAGATCAGTGATGAATCTTGATGAAAGCTACTACATGGGAATTGATCCTGGGGGAAGTGGTGGTCTAGCGGTTATCAGCTACGGTGGTCTGGTGATCGGTTGCCAGAAGATGCCCGCCACGGAGCGGGATATCTGGGAATGGATCATCGAGGCAAGCGGAAACGTCCGTGCCGTGATCGAGTACATCAATCCGGCCTACCAGGGAACAGCTAAAGGTTCCATGGCTAAACTCTACGGAAGCTACATGCAGTTGCGGGGCTATTTAGTGGCTGCCGGGATTCCGTTTGAAACGGCTCTGACGAGAAAGTGGGCTAATCGTCTCGGGGTTCATAAGTCATCCAAGGACGAGAGCCGAACGGTCTGGAAGAACCGGCTGAAGGCCGCTGCACAGAGTCTCTTCCCTCAGGAGAAGATCACGTTGGCTACGGCCGATGCTCTTCTAATTGCCGAATACTGCCGACGTATACACAATGGAGTAGGCTAGGAGGAGCGATGAACTACAAGGCTCACAAGGCAGAATGGACTGACTGTACGAAGTGCTCGTTGTCCGATCAAAGAAGCCGCCTAGTGTTTGCTCGGGGGAAGATACCTGCCGACATACTCCTAGTTGGCGAAGCACCAGGAGTCAGTGAAGACACGTTGGGAATTCCGTTTGTCGGCCCGGCTGGGAAACTCCTAGATCGGATTATTCAATCAGGGATTCCGCCGAAAGTCCGCTGGTGTATAACCAATCTGGTTTGTTGCTACCCGAGGGATGCTAAGGAGACGAAGAATCACGAGCCACCCAAGGAAGCGATCCTAGCTTGCGGCCCTAGGTTAGCCCAGTTGTATACGCTCTGCCGACCGAAGGGAATCATAGCAGTCGGCGGATTGTCTGATAAGTGGCTGGGTAAGATTCTCCTCCAGGAGAAGATCGTGCAGACTCATCTGGTTTACGCAACGATCCTCCACCCGGCGGCAATTCTCCGTCTGGACGTATCCCAACGATCTCTAGCCATTCGTCGTGCGGTGGCCACCTTCCAGACGGTGGCCGGTTCGGTTATCGGCGGTTAGGAATAGCCGAATTAAAATCCCGTTTATAATAGGGGCTGTCCTAAAAGAAGAATGTTATGGAGTATCACAGGGAGGAGACTATGAGCGTGGAGTTTGTTAGTGAAAAGCTCAGGGAGCTGGATGAGTTAGCGGAAGCTAGCCATCTCAGACGGCTACCGGACAACATCGCTGAGATCGTTGCGCCTATGAGCGCCGTGATCGTTACGGAGATGTTCGACGGTAAAGTCAGTGAAGTTTCATTAGTCTGGCTGAGGCTGATGGCCGCTTACGCGGGGAACATCTACCGGGCGGGCTATTCCGCAGGTTACAATTCTATACAAGCCAGGGTGAGAGGAGGAGATGGTGTCTCGAAAACTATCTAAGGCAATCCAGCGAGCCGTTTCAAAGGCTCCCTCAATCGAATCCGTTTGGCGTGGTCCGTTGGACGGGATTACTCAATCAATGCTCTCGGAGTTCCTAATCTGCCGGGAGAGATTCCGAATCCGCGTGGTTGATGGATTGCGAGTCAAGGAGGGTTTCAACCATGCTTTGGAATTCGGCAACTACTGGCATCTCTGCGAGGAATCCCTCGGGATTGGCGGGCCGAATGGATCTGGAGATCGTCCATGGGAGCCGCGGTTGGAGGGATATGTAAAGAGTCTTTGTCGTCGATATCCTTTTCAACAAGAGCAGATCGTTCATTGGATGAACATATGTCTCGTCCAGTTCCCAATCTATTTGGACTACTGGGCGAAGCACGCCGATGAGGAAGTCAAATCTCCTATTATGTCTGAGCAGGTGTTTCGAGTTCCCTACTGCCTTCCCAGCGGTCGGGTCGTTGCCCTGCGAGGCAAGTGGGACGGCGTGAATAGTCTCGGTTCATCTAAGGATTCTCCGGTCTATCTCCAAGAGAACAAGACCAAGGGGGAGATCGACGAAGAGGCAATGCGGATGCGTTTGAGTTTCGATCTCCAGACGATGTTCTATTTGGTCGCTCTGAAGATGGGAGGGAAAGAATATGGAATCGATCCGGCGCAGGTACGGGGCGTCCACTATAATGTAGTGCGTCGCCCATTATCTGGCGGTAGGCATTCAATTCGACAGCGACAACCTACCAAGACGAATCCCTCAGGCGAGTCCTTTCAGGAATTCTATGCTCGTCTAGCAGAAGAGATTGCTTCAGAGCCGGCATATTTCTTTATGCGATGGCGGGCTGAGATTGACTCTAGTGATGTCTATCAATTTCGTCGGAGGTTCCTGGATCCGATTCTTGAACAGCTCTGTGATTGGTGGGAATGGATCTGCTCCCACGAGTCTCCTTTTGAAATGCCGAAGAAAGGAGGAAAGTCAAGTCCCCATTGGATAACTCCTTATGGGCTTTGGAACCCCATGGCGAACAATCGTGGTACAGAGATTGACGAATATTTACGGACTGGTTCTACCCTAGGGTTGGAGAAAGTCGAGACATTGTTCGGAGAATTGGAAGATGCCTAAGCCGCCAAGGAAACGGTCACCCCTGAAGCCAGCCCCAGTCGAGCCGCTAGCCTACTTAGAATTGCAGAGCCGTCAATACGGTATAATCTCTAAGTTGCGGAACATCCAAGCGGAGATTCGCAATCTTCTGGAGGAGATACAATATCGGGGCGTGCGGCCCGATGTATACAGTGAGTTGGAAGACGATATACCCTTCTGATAAGGAGACAAAGTAGTGCCTATAGTTAAGAAGCAGACCATGCGACGATCCACGGCTGGGGACGGCGTCTTGGACCGAATCCGTCCAGTCAGTGCATCGGATCGGGGAATCAAATTCTGTGTCTATGGTCGGGGGAAGACCGGCAAGACCCGATTGGCTTCCACGTTCCCGAAACCTCTGCTGATTATCGGGACTGAGGATGGAACGCGATCCGTGGCGACTACTCCTAGGCTAGACTTCTTCCCCTTGAAGACCAGCTCCGAGATCGATGAGATTGTAGATTCTCTCGGAAGTCTGAAATACAAGACACTGGTGCTAGATACGGCTGGGGGTCTTCAGGATATGGTCTTGAAGGAGATTCTCGGGCTAGAGGATTTGCCTGTACAGAAGACCTGGGGAATCGCCAAGCAACAGGATTGGGGAACCTGCGGGGCGCAGACCAAGGAACGGTTGCGGAGGATTCTCGACACGGCCGACCAATCCGATACGAACGTGGTTGTGATTGCCCATGAGCGTAATTTCGACGGTGGGGATGAGAATGATCTGATCTTTCCTACGGTTGGAGCGGCCCTGACTCCATCTGTGGCCGGCTGGCTAAACGGCGCTTGCGACTATATTGGGCAGACGTTTATCCGTGAGTCCGTGACCGATCAAGAGATCACAATCGGAAAAAAGACCGTGACTAAGCAGAAGAAGACGGGCGGTGTAGACTATTGCCTACGTGTTGGTCCGCATCCGGTCTACATGACAGGATTCCGCGTACCGGAGGGGGTTGTAGTTCCCGATGCGATCGTGGACCCCCATTACGACAAGATCGTCAAACTGATTAAAGGGAAGTAACATGCTTGTACTAGCAAGGAAGCGGAATGAATCAATCATAATCGGAGAACCTGGGAAGGAGATTACCGTCATGGTAGTCGAAATCCGTGGAGGGATTGTTCGATTAGGAATTGAGGCACCGCTGGAGGTTGCAATTGTTCGTTCGGAGATATCTACGCGGGGCAATACGAAGAACCCCGGTAAGATATAATAGGCTTAGAGGTTTCTAACTATCTACAGGAGCATAGCCAATGGCTAAAACGAAAGCGAATCCGTTGAAGGGAAGACTCGACAAAGCAATCAAGCGTCACGCCGCCGATGAGACCGATTGGGGACAGGACTTCAGCAGCCCGCCGCCGGGCATTAGCGGGGGTGTCGCCAAGCTGGTAGATGCGAAGATTGGCGAGTACAAATCGGGGAACTACCAGGGCCAGAAGTACCTCTATCTGGCGGGC